TCGCTCGGCCGTGCGGGCCCACCGCCCTCGTCGCTCCGTCTCGCCCCATCCCGGCCGCACCACGATCCACCACTCTTGCTCCCCGATCGTCTCGTCGAGGTTTATGTGCGGGCCGACCCGGAACGGGTCGAGCGCCTCCTCGTCGAGCTGGCCGTCATCAAACGTTTTGCCCGTGCGAGACCGCATGTAGCAGGTGGGCGTAAGCCGCTCGAAAAGCCCAACCACCTTCTGGTCGGAGCGGTCGATGCGCCGCACGATCTCTCGCGGCGTCCCCTCATTGCGGTGCGCCTGGATCGACCGCCTCAGCACTCGACGTTTTTCAGTTTTGTCCCACGAGGGCCTCCAGATGTCGACGTCCAGCGCCACGGCAAGCGAATCCAGCACCGGGTGGGGCGGGCCGCTCGCCTGGTCGATATGCCAGCGGAGCACGGTCGCTTTCGAGGGCTCAAAACTCGGCTCCGACGCGGCCTCGGCAACGCGGGTGGCCTCCTCATCCCTGCGGATGGGCTCTGGCAGTAAGGGCTCGATGTCGATAGTGGCGCCAGCGCTTGTGGTGCCGGTAGCCGCCACTTGATCAAGGGCGTTGCGGTCGCGGTACCAAATAGCGCCACCAAGAAACTGCTGCATCTTGCTTACAGGGCTGCTTATTAGCGGCTTTCGTAGCCAGAAAGCGACACAGATCGCGCGCTAAGAGAGGCCACCTCTTTTCTGTTAAGCGCCTGAACGGAGGGGGACGTGACCGAGACGCGCTTAACCCCCTCCACGCCCCAGATGCGACCCTCTAGCTCCTGAGGACGCACGCCTCGCCCGATCCGGCGCCTTTGCCAGGTGACATAGCCATCGACGGTCGCGGAGACACGGCTCTTCAGCTCTTCCTCCTCGTCTTGATACCGGTTGAACGCGACGTACTCGGCGTCGATGTCGTAGGGCACCTCAATCGGCGGCTCCGCGCTCACGCTATCTGTGAGCGGCCGCACTGACTCAGCGCTCAGCGCGGACTCTACGTCGGCCAACTCACCTGCAGTCGGGAGCGTCCCTCTGTCTTTCAGGACGTAGACCTCGACTCGGCCGGCTGTGGGGGACAGCACAGCTACATCTTCGACATTACGCAAGGCCTGCCGCACGTGCTCGCGGTACGCCTCCTTGGGGCCTGCGGCTGCAAATGTTTCTGGAGCCTTCCGGGCGCGCCGCCGAAGCCCCTCGTCGCTTTCCTCATCTGCCCCGCCGGTTGTTTGCATGACGTTTTCCGCCTCAGCAATACCGGCGATGGGGTTGACGATGCTACTAACCTGTCCAGAAATAAGTCCGCTGGCATCGGCGCCTGCTTCGGTCGCGGTAGCCTCGACTTGGATCGAGGTATCACCGCTTTCCAGCGTAGCAGCAACGCCGGTCGCAAACTCGACGCTTCCGTCTTCGGTGGCGACCTTCGTTTCTTTCGGGATCTGGATGTCGCTCGATGCCGGGCTGCCGTCGGTGCGAAACTCGAGGGTCGTCTCGGCGGGCTGGGCGGGCTTTCGGCTCAGGCCGTACAGCTCGGCGAGGAACTTGAGGTTGTCTCCCGTGGCAAACTGGACGAGGTTCTGCTCCGCGGCGCCTTGGATCTCAGCCCGCTGGCGGGCGAGCGCGTACGCCATGGTCTCCAGAATCAGGCGCACCGGATCTCCGTCGAAGAGGGTGCGGCTCGCGCGGCCCTCGTAGTCAGCCAGGACCGTAGACTCGATCTCGTCGGGGTCGGTTTCGGTAAAGGCAGGTGTGCCAGCCACGGGCACGGGAGCAGATTCGGCAGCCAGTGGATGGTAAATACACAGTGGCCTACCATCGCGTGCCGGGTAGTGGTGGGGGTGTCACGAGAGACACGAAATTTCACATACATCCGGCTATTCGCTCATGAGCTCTGCCTTTCGGCTCCGAATCGCTCCCAAGACGCCCGCCTCTCGCGCCTGCTCCTTTACGTTCTCCGGCAGCTCTGCCATTTCCTGCGGCGTCACCGGCGCCTGCTCGAAGCCGTCGTCCGGAGGGGTTTTCTCCACGCGCCCGTCGCGCTCAGCCTCCGGCGTGAGGCGGGCCTGCTCGGCCTCCGAGGTGCCAGCAAAGATTTCTCGGACCGTGGCGCGCTCATTGAAGTGGTTGGGGGGCGTGATGGTATCCCAGATCGGATCGCCTGGCGGCCGACGGATGCCGTCGAGATTTCGGCAGATGTCGGTTGTCCGCGGGCCGATAACAGCGACGTATTCGAGCATGTCGATCCCGCCCATCGACTGGATTTGGGCCCGGTGGCCTCCATTGTACGCGGTCGAGGCGTTTGTGCGGTAGACAGTTTCTAAGTGCCAGGGGTCCGTCTCCGAAAATCCCGCGCGCTGCAGGAGCTCATCGTCGCCGACGCGGCGGACGAACTCGGCAAGCGTCTCGCCCTCCTCCAGCGCCGAAGCAAGCTGGTCTTCGAGCCGAGACACCGCCTCCTCCCCAGCCAGGCGGGCAGCCGTGAAGGCCCGGACGCGGAGCGCCGGTTCCATTTCATCGAACTCCTCGCGCGTCACGGGCAGGCGCCGGATCAGCTGCTCCACCGCTGCTTCAAAGGGGATCTCGCCAAAACCCACGTCGAAGTCGGCAAAAGGCTGAATGCCTTCAGGCCGCTGCCCCGCGGGCGCGCGGCGGAGGACATGCTCGTGGCCTTTCAGCCACGTCCAGGCCAGAAACTGCGTGCCGGCCTCCTCGAGCGCGTTGTACCAATCGCGAGGCAGAGAGGGGTCCTCAAGGATGCTCTGTAAATTCTCTCGGATCGGAGCGAGCAGTGGGCCACTGGCCGACTCGACCAGCCGATCCAGCCCATCCTCGATCTCTTGGGTTAGCTCCTGGTGGTCTTGAAGCTCGGTTCGGCCCGCAAACTCGAAGCTACGCTCGGCTTTTTTTTTACCCTGGTCGTCACCAAAGAGGCTCTGCCCTGCCAAACTCGGGCTGACAAAGGCGTCGTCGGGATCGTCCTCGTCGGGAAGGGGAAGGTTGTAGTCTTGCTCCAAGCGCCGGCGGGAGAGCGGCAGACCCTGCTCCATCGCGTCTACGATCTGCTCCCAGTCTGCCTCGTCAGAGAAATCAAACCGGAAGGTCGGCTTTAGCTCCCGGCCCTGCTCGCCGAACTCCATAAATGCGACCCACTCGACGATCGTCTTGCTCACCGTTTCTTCCAAGTCACGGGCGACGCGTTTGGAGACGTTCTCGGCTTGGGTTTCGTGGACGGTCGTGTCGCCCCGCTCGCGGCCGCCGCGCTCTGCCTCGATCGTGAGAGTCGAGGTTTGGATGGCCTTGCTAATCTCCGCGTTGCAGAAGCTCATATACGTCTCAAACCCGGTGTCGCCAGCGCCGCCCCCCCCAACAGTTTCGAGCGACTCTACGCCTTTCATCGCGGCCGACGACCCACTCGCGAGCCTGGAGAGGTCTTGTACAACCTCGTCGAGGTTGGCGGCCCCCTCGGCCAGTGCGGCGAGGGACGGAACGCCCACCTTGTCCAATGCCGTGCTCCAGAACTCAAAGCCCATCTGCTTAAACCGCCATGGCCAATAGGCCGCCTGTAAAATCGATCGGCCGTGCGGCCGTGTCGGCGTGTCGTCGTGGACATGCAGCAAAAATTTGAACGGGGGCGCCGGCTCGCCCTGCGGCGAAAGATGCAGGGTGCCCTCCTCTCCGACCGAAAACCCGTCTTGAGGATGCCGTTTGAGCCGATCAGGGACAAAACTTCCGCCCTTTTCCTCCCAGACAACCTCTACGACAGCCCACTTGTGGGTGATCGCGCGGAGCAGATAGCGAAGCGCCTTATCGAGGTCGATCTCTGAGGAGAGTACCTCTCGCACCCGGTCAGTCACGCGTTGCGCTTCTTCTGAGGAGTCGGCCGGAAGCACGTCTCGGGGCTTTGACAGGATACGGCTTTTGAGCTGAGAGATGGACGCCTTTACGTGAGCGTCGTCGAGCATCCGGTCATAGATGTCCTCGCCCTCCTCAAGCTGCAGATCGTCCTGCTCTGGCATCGCTCCCATAAGACTGCGAAATTCCCGAAATAGGGAGTTTCCCCGCACAGAGGTTAAGACGTCCGGCTCAGGCGGTTCGTCTTGGAAGCGGATTACGCTTCCGTTTTCGTCGTAGAGGGCTGGCTGCATGGTTACGCGTTCTCGTCGATGGAAAGCTCTACGATCGGTCGGAGGCGCCCCGCAAGCGCTCCCTCTGAGCCGGTTTCTTCGAAGCGCACCGCCTCAACGGTCGCCCTAGGCTCGCGATCTTCAATTTCCTCGATCACCTCTGCCTTGAGGCGCTGGGTGGCAAGCGGGCGCGGCTCGTCGACCATATTCCACGCGACCCCAAACGTTCGGTCCAAGGGCACTTCTCCCTTCCGGGTCGCCAAAATCACCCGCACGTTTTGGAGGACTTCCTCCGTGCCCTCCGCCGAAAAATTAATGGACCCCTGTAGGGGCTTGACCATCATGGCTCTGGCGTAAGCGACTCAATCTGAATGGCTCAATTGTGCTCTGTAAACTGAAGGTCTACACGCGCCTTCATAGCCCGCCCCCTTACGATTCGCTCGTACTCAGTATCCACCGACTCCAAGACGTGCTGGCCAAAATTTTCGTCTCCGATAATGAGCCTGCGCACCTCCCCATCCGAGGCGGCGCTTCGAAGGCGCTCAAGCCTGTCCTCGATGTTGATCGTCGACCCGGCAACGCGGCGCTGAAGCTCGATGGTGAGCCGGAGCTCGCCGGCCTCCTCGCCGACCTTTTCCCGGATCGGCGCGCCACCGATTACCTCGTGGGACGCCCAGTCGGCCGCTGCAGTGTGGCGGGCCACCGATGGTGCGGCCGGCACCTCAAATGCAATGTCTCCGAATGATCCGAGCATGGGCTCGATATGCAGCTGTCGCTAATCAGTCAAGTGCGCCGTCGTTGTTGGAGGTCCCGCACCCGGAGCCGTCGCCAGCCGCAGAGGGCCCCTGCACCGTATTGTCGATCCAGAGGGTGCTATCCAGCCACAACTGAAACTGCTCCTGGATCATATCGTCATACGCGCTGAGCCACTCTTTGATTTTTGCAACAGATTTATCCGGCCTCCATCCTGCCCCCTTCAGATCCGATATCACGCTCGGCTGAATAGGGGCAGGAGAGTCGCCGTTGCCAATGGTGGCAATGTTTTCTGTCCCGACTGCCGTCGCGTCGAAGGTGCCTGAGCTGTTGGACGTGGCGGTCGTCGTGCCCTCGTAGCTTGCCGAATCGAAGGAATAGGCCGAGACCCAATCGCTAAATTCCGGCTTCGTGTGCCTAACCAACGCGTCGTTTAGCTCTTGGGCCTCGGTGGGCCATCCTGGCTTTGGGTTCCCCCACTCCATCTTAAGACCTTCCGTCAGGTCCCCGCCCTCGCCTGTCCCCGTCCACGTGCCAAGGCCAGACCCGCACACCTCGAGGCCTCCCCCTTCGATGCCGCCCTGCCAGTCTTGCCAGGCGCCGCTTATCTTCCCTGCAAGCGCACTTAGCCACTCGTCTTGCTCGGCGGTGATCGAGGGGTTTTTAAACGCGCTGGGCAAGTTCCCCTTGATGCTGCTGTATATGGCCGGTTGGGAAGGGGCAGGCATGCGTAGAAAACAGAATCAGGGGCTCGCGTCTACGGTTGAGGACGGCGGCTGGATGGGTTTTCCGGTAAAGTCAGAAAGCGCCTTCGGGTGCACGAGCACATCCAGCGACGCGCCGGGGCCACCGTCGAGCTTGACGCCGCCCTGTCCGCGGACGGTCGCCGTGCCCTGACTTTCGACCAGCGCGTCCCCCTCAGATCGAACCGTGGCCTTGCTTTCTGTCTCAACTAAGGCGTCTCCCTCGCAAAAAATGTTGATTTCGCCACTTGCATCGACCCGAAGTTCGTTTTCCGACCGGTCGTAGAAAACGACGGTCCCGTCGTCGAAGGTGATCTGTGCTTTGTCGTTGGAGCTGACCGGCACGTCGTCTTTTTCGTTGTAGAACGCCCCGACCACGAGGCCCTGCTCGCGCCCCTGCGGTAGGGAGAGCACCACGACCCGCTCCCCGACGTCGGGCATCCAGTACGCCTTGTCCGCATGGGTTTTCGGCTGGATCACCGGGCAGTCCCATGAAGGCGTGCCCTCCGGGCCCGCGTCGCGGAAATCGACCTGCACGGAGCCCTCATCCGGATACCGCGCGGACACGACCCCCACACGGATCACCCGCTCCAAAAGAGCCTGGAGGGCCTTCCGCTCCGGTTGGCTGTTGAGCTGTGTCATATGAGGGGATTGCGTCGTTTGCGAATCGTGGCGGTCGTTTCGTAGCCGCTGCGGCTGATCGTGTGAGTGGCCTCGTCGATGATATAGGCGCCATCGTACCGTTCAAAGCCTTCGAGCGGGACGGCAAAACCGGGGCGCACCTGTGGCCGACCCGGCAGCAAGAGCGATGCGGTGAACCGTTCACGGTTGTGGAACTCAAGGGCTCCGGCGGCGCGGAGCTCGGCCTGACCCGGCGAGCGGACGCGCTCGTTTACGGTCTTGGTCTCGCCAGTGTCTGGGGCTGCGGTGTCCTCGACTGTGCGCTCAATCGACTGGTTCTTGACGGGGTCGTCGTACGAGAGCGTGCTCTTTCGGGCAAGCGAGTAGGTACTTTCCTCCAGCTCGTAGCGCGTGCAGGCGAGCAGATCTCCGTCCTCTTGGGCCGTGCGC